GGTTAGTATGAAGTTGTTCAAACTCCGTGTAGTTCCGCTATGTTTAGAGCTTTCCGTTGTACGGAAGCCATGACGGCTTCCTCGACGGTCCCCGCCGCGACTAGAATCTTTTGAATGGCGTCACTCTTAGCCCCGTTCCGGTGGATTCGGCCTAAGGTTTGCAGGTAGCTTTTAGCATCGAAAGTAGGGCTGATCAGTGAAATTCGTGGTCTGTTACCGTGGGTGTCGTGGAGAGAGATACCCAACCCTCCTGCGGCTATATTAGCTACGATACAATGCGTTTTATCCGCTTGGAAATCGTCGATAACTTTTTGCCGTTCTTGGGCTGACTGCCCGCCTTCTATCCTACCGCATTGAAGCAGCCCACACAGGGCGTCTACGGTGTCTTTGTAGTTCACAAAAATAACAAGGCTGTTTCCTTCGTGAATCAGGTAGTCGGCTGTGTCCGCCATTTCTGGGACTTTGAAGGACTCCGCGAGTTGGCGAGCCCTGCCTAGGTTTACAATCAGGTGTTCGCTGTTGGCTACGGTGCCATGTTCAATATAGTCTGTGATGATATCTGGAGTTATTCCCAACTCGTCGTAAGCATCGAAGATCTTATTTGAGTCCTTGAAGTCAATGGGCTCCACGAAAACCATGTTGCCACGGAACGAGTCGGGGAAGTCTTTAACAGTTAGTCTGCGCGCACATTGTCCATACATCTCTGCGTGTAGTTCCTTGAGGGCGCTCCGTCTCAATAGCTTCCAGTTGTTCCATTGGTCTTTGAAGCATCCCTTTTTACGCATCCACTTAAACCAGTTCTGGAGGGGGAACACATCTTTGTTGAGAGAGTGGAGCCCGAGGCAGAAGCCCAGTGCCCTCATCTCTACAGGAGTCTCACTGGCGGTGGCGGACATCCCGTGGACCCTGAATTTCTGCAGGACTAGGGAAATCAATAGTTGGGCGTTAAGCGTGAAGGGGCCTTTAGCTTTGTGGATCTCGTCCATTAGTACGAAAGTGTTCCGCGGTAAGTGCCACTTGAAAATTTTCTTTCCCTTCCGGCTCATGAATTTTGTGTTGCCGGTGCGTATTTTTTCGTAGTTGAGGACAAATACGGGGTCAATACCGAACTCCTCAAGCTCACGTTCCCAGCTGGTAATGACTGCCTTGGGGCAGATCACTGCGACGGGGAACCCCAGCATCTTCGCGATGTAACAGGCGACCACGGTTTTACCGCATCCCGTGCTGGAACCGTCCAAGGTGTTTATACGTCTGGCTAGCAGGTTGATAAAGAAGTCTGCAGCTCCTTGTTGCGGTGTGTAGAGTGTTTTCACACGGGTTATTTACCAGATCTTTCAGCCTCAACAAGAAAATTCTTTAATTTCTTTTCCACGGATGTAGAGGGCAATCAGGTAGGCGTCGATCATCCCGTCGTGGGGGGTGCGGCATCGCTTGTTCTTGAGCCAGTTTTCTTGAGGGGCCTTCTCTTCAGCCACGAAAAGCGCGGCCTCCTTTGTCTTACCTTTGATGGTGTTCCCCAGTATGTGCTTCTGCCATTTATGGACGCTGACCCGCTTGACGGCATAGTCATGGGACTCAGCCATTCCCAACAGCTTCCCGAAGCTAATCGCCATTGAGCGTACAGCTTGTGAGCTTTTGGCATGGGCTAGGGGCTCTTCGATGGCCAGTTCAAATGGGGTGCACAATTCGGTCAACCAGTTGTTGATCTTGCGGATGTCTATCTCCCGCTTCTTGGAGCGTTGGAGACAGGGCATTGGGATCTTGTCTATTATAGAGCCGCTGTGTTTTGAGATGGCACAAAGGCCCCCATCCAAACCGTTATCTACCCCTACGATCATTCGTTATCTAAACTGGTCTATCAGTCTAGCCGAGACAAGCAAACCATTACCAGTCTCAGGAACGAAAAACTCTAGATCTTTCTGTGAGCACCTTAGGAAAGCCACTTCTTTCCCCGTCTTTGGTATCACTCGATAAAAGTGACCTACAAGGGGCACCCGTTTGAACGTGAAGTCATCAATATCGGGGAGCTGTACCCGCACCATTGCGACGGGCTGCTCCTCTTTGACTTTATTCTGGAACAGTTTACTCATCCCCCAAGGATACTAGTATCCAGAAAGCAGGGCGTCGAAGGGCCTAAGTACGTTTTGATCAGTTCGCTCATAGCTTCTAGTGCCAGCTTTTCTGACAAGTTGTGTTTTTCACGCAGAATGGTTTTGACCATGTCTATGCTGTAGCAGGCCCGCGGGTGTGTATCCGCCCCTTCTATAATCCCTATCAAGGCGTCGTGTAACTCGGGTAGAAGGATGAATGGGATGTCCGGGGATTTGATTTTCTTAGACGGGGGGCCTATAAATGCGCTCCTATCAAAATATAGGTCACCCATTCGCCCTCCATCGAAGTCATCAAAGTTGTTAATCATTGTCTGGGTTAATATCTATGACTTTCTTGGGCCTTATGGCCCCCCGCCCGCGGTCTGCCTTGGCATTGTTAAGGATAGAGATGTCGATCTGCATGGTGCTGGCCCCACCTCCTTTGGCATGGAGCCCGAGGTTGCGTCGGATTAGCTGATCCAGTTCCGAGAGTTCTCGTACGGTTTTAGGTCCCCGTAGGTGAGTTACACTGTCCCGCAGGAGTTTGATCCCCGCGGCAGCTATGTAATGCTGGTATTTATCTGCGGGGGAGGATTGCCGCTCGGCTATTTCCATCATGGTTTTATCCTCATCTTTTCTAGCGTCATGTTGAGCACAGAGGATGGCATCGTCTGTCATGTTGTGAAGTTCCCCGTCAAGGTCGGCAGCAAGTTGATCTGTGGGGGGCTCATTTTCGACAGCCGGTTCGTGGGGGACATTGCCACCCTTCCTAGGTGGGAGCCCCGCCGCCTTGAACCATCTCCGCACTGTACCTGCGTGGACTCCGAGTTCCCGCGCTATGACATTCATCCTGTAGTTCTTATTGTGCATCTCTAAAGCTCTGCGCTTTAGTTCGTCTTTGGGGTTGTCACTCATAGGAACAGTCCTTACTTTTATGGATTGATTATGGCGGCAAAGAAGAAGTCCTTCAAGCAGATACTAGAACCCGTGATTGATCCAGAGACCAAGAAGCTGGACGTAGGTGGGTTATTGCTTCCACCTACGAGTTTAATAACGGCTCTACTTTATGGGTTTGCCCACCACACTCACGCCAAGGCAAAAGAATATTATTTTTGGAGGGTTTGTGACGAACTATGGAATCACGAAGATTTACCGGAACAATTGATGGTGAAACATACGTGGGCGGAAGAAATGATTCGATGTGCTATTGAACATAAGTATCTGGCAATCGGCGGGTCCGCCTCATCCGGTAAGTCCCACACTATGGCGGCATGGGGAATCGTAAACTGGCTTTCCCAACCCAAAGACACGTTGGTCCTGATGACATCCACCACGTTGCGCGAGGCGCGTAAACGAATCTGGGGGTCGGTGATGTCTTTGCTTACTGTTATTGAAGGAGCCCCGATTAAAATCCGGGACTCTATAGGAAACGCTGCATACATCGACGAGAAGGGCACGCTCATTGAACGGGCAGGGCTTAGTCTTATCTCTGCTGAAAAATCCAAGACGAGGGAAGCAGTCGGCAAATTCATCGGGATCAAGCAGCGGCGCGTGATCTGTATTGCGGACGAACTCGCGGAACTCAGCGAAGCCATCCTGAACGCGGGCCTGACCAACCTTTCCAAGAACCCAGAATTTCAACTCATTGGGATGTCGAACCCGAATAGCCGGTTTGACGCTTTTGGTATCTGGTCTCAGCCCAAAGGGGGGTGGGATTCGGTGGATACTAACACATACGATAACTGGGAGACAAAGTGGGGCGGGCATTACCTGCGGTTGGACGGGGAGCGGTCCCCTAATATCGTGGCTGGGGAGACCCTGTATCCATGGCTACCGACACAGGAAAAACTCGATGAGGATAAGGCTCTATTGGGGGTCGAATCGCGGGGTTATATGCGGATGGTACGCGCGGTTTTTTTTGATTCGGATGAAACCACCGGAATCTACAGCGAATCTGAGTTGGCTACCTGCGGGGCCATGAATAAGGTGGACTGGGCCAGTTCTCCGGTAAACATCGCGGGGTGTGACCCCGCGTTTACCAATGGTGGGGACCGTACGATTCTCTATACCGCGTCGGTCGGGTATGATAAATCCGGCCAATATGTGATAGAGTTCGGGGAGGCGATTCATTTGAATGATGACGCGACCAACAAAGCCGTTCCACGGACTTATCAAATCGTTAGGCAGATTAAGGAACATTGCGAGAAACGGAAAATTCTCCCTGAGAATTTAGCGGTCGATGCCACCGGAGCGGGAGCCCCTTTTTGTGATGTGCTGGCGGGGGAGTGGGCTGGGACTTTTATGCGGGTGAGTTTTGGGGGTAAGCCTAGTGATAAGCGGGTCAGCATGAGTAGTAAGCTCACGGGGGTCGAGATGTACACAAATCGTGTATCCGAGATGTGGTTCGTGGGAAAAGAATTGATGCGGACAAAGCAGATGTTCGGGGTGGGGCCAGACTTGGCTCAAGAGATCACGGGGCGAAATTACGATTTAGTTAAAACAGGGTCGCTCAAGGTGAAGATCGAGCCTAAGCCTGAGTTTAAGGGGCGATTCGGCAGGAGCCCCGACTTGGCGGACGCTGCATTTCTGGCCCTCGACTGTGCTCGCCAGCGTCTTGGTCTCGTAGCGATTGACCCCCCACAAGCGGATTCTGGAACGGTCCGCCCACCTGTAACTATCAAGCAGTTGGATAGCGCGCTAAGCAACCCTGAGGCGGCATTGCTGGATTGACTTATAATCCCTGAAATATAGTATACGGCATGGCTGACCCTACGACGACCGCACGGAGATCTCTCGCGAGCCGCTTTTTTAAACTTCGGGAAGGGGGGATGGGTCGACAACAAATGCTAGAGGGGGACTTCGTTACGGAGGACTGGGACGATTCTTCAAAGAAGACGTTGGAGGATATAGGAAAACCAGACTTTAAAAGTTTTGTTGATAGACTGTATGCCGGTAAGTTTGACACGCTCGGCACTAAACAAGCCCGAAGGCAACGGGAACGCCAAGACTTCACGCGACAACAGAAGTCGCTCAAAGTGGGGCGAGAAGCTGCGTTTATGGACAAGATGGCTCAGCAAAAGAAAGAGAGTGCCGCGAAGTTTGGTGTAAAACACGAGGTGGAAACTCCCGGTTTGGATAGGCAGGAGGCTA